ATTTATGAGGATGATGAATGAGATCTAAAAAAGTGTTAGATGCATTAAAGAAAGCATTACAACAAGATTATTTGTATAATGCAGATGAACTTAAATTTATGAGAGAACAATTGTTAATTCTACAAGAAGAAGTGAATAATAAAAAACAAAAATCAAAGGGATTTGGTTAATGACCGTCAATCTAATAAGCATCACACCTGATGCAGAAAAAACAATGGCGCATATTGCCAGAGTATCTAATCCAGATAATCAAGATAATCCTAATTATGCAGGATTGTTGAAGTATTGTATTAAACATAACCATTGGTCTGTGTTTGAACAATCATCGATGACACTTGAAATTGAAACTACTCGTGCAATCGCAGCACAGATTTTAAGGCATCGTAGTTTTACTTTCCAAGAATTTTCTCAACGATATGCAAAGAGTAATCAGTTAGGTGAGATTGAATTACCAGAGTTGCGTAGACAAGATATAAAGAATCGTCAAAATAGCATTGATGATCTCGATGAGAAAGTTGTTGATAAACTGAATCGTCAGATGATTACTCTATTCAGTTCTGCACAGAGTCTTTACAATCAAATGATTGAAGAAGGAGTGGCGAAAGAATGTGCTCGTATGATCTTACCACTTTGCACCCCTACAAAGATCTATATGACTGGTTCTTGTCGTTCTTGGATTCATTATATTAATCTAAGATCAGCACATGGAACTCAAAAAGAACACATGGAGATCGCAGAGGGATGTCGAGAGGTGTTTGTCGAACAGTTCCCTACAGTTTCTGAAGCATTAGACTGGAAATGATTTTAGTTCTTGACGATGTGGTTGATTTAAATAATAATTTCCAAAAAGATTCAATGGAGGTGCTTGATAAACTGGATCAACCTAATATTAGTGAAAAGTGGTATAGTCTTCATGAAGAACATCCATTTGATAATTTCTGCAATTCAATGATTCATATTGCAAGTCAATTTGTGAATTTAGAGGAATGTATTGGTTATGAATTTTGGACACAAAAAAATACAAGACCTTCAATATGGCATTGTGATAAAGATGAACAATTAAAATTCAATGAAAATATATTGAGTTTTCCTTTATGTTCAATAGTATATTACTTAATTGTGGAAAATTTAAAGGGTGGAAAATTGTTAATAGAGGATGATATAATAACACCAAAGACTAATAGATTAGTGATATTTTCACCAAAAAAATATCATTATGTGGAACCATACACAGGCACGAGAATATCAATGCTCGTTAACCCTTGGAATAGGGATCTAAATAAAAGTAATTAAATTATTAAAATGGCTACATACCCTGTTATTAACACGGAAACTGGAGAACAAAAAGAAGTTGTGATGAGTATTCATGACTGGGATCAATGGAGGATTGATAATCCAAAGTGGGACAGAGATTATTCTGATCCATCAACTGTGCCTGGTATGGGAGTTGAAAGTGTTGGGGAATGGCAGGATAAATTGAACAAAAAACATCCAAGTTGGAATGAAATAGTAAAGAAATCTGAAAGGTCTGGTGGTATTTCTGGAAGATTAGCAAGAAGAGGATCTTTTGCATCTTCCACTGAATCTGCACATGATATAGATTAAAAAAATATGGCAAGAAGAAAAAGAGGATCTAATTCAGAACAACCAATCGGAGTTGGTTTGACCGCAAAACAGATGAAGAGGAAAAAACCTCTGAATCAGGGTTACTTAATTGATATTGAACCATTATCAGATAATCAAAAAAGATTGTTTGATTCATATGATCAAAATAAAAATATTGTAGCTTATGGTTGTGCTGGAACAGGAAAAACATTCATAACTTTATTCAAAGCACTCTCTGATGTTTTGAATGAGAATACTCCATATGAAAAAATTTATTTGGTACGTTCACTTGTATCTACAAGGGAGATAGGATTTTTACCTGGTGATCATGAGGACAAAGCAGACATCTATCAGATACCATACAAGAATATGGTGAAGTACATGTTTCAGATGCCTTCTGATGCAGACTTTGAAATGCTTTATGGTAATCTAAAAGCACAAGAGACGATTAAGTTTTGGAGTACATCTTTCATTCGTGGAACTACTTTGGATAATGCAATCATCATTGTAGATGAGTTTCAAAATCTTAATTTTCATGAACTTGATAGTATCATTACTCGTGTTGGTGAAAATACAAAAATACATTTTTGTGGTGATGCAAGTCAAACTGACTTGGTAAAAACAAATGATAAGAATGGTATCGTTGACTTTATGAATGTCTTGCGTAAAATGCCATCTTTTGATATAATAGAATTTGATATTGATGATATAGTTCGTTCAGGACTTGTTAAAGAATATCTTTTGTCTAAGTTAGAAGTAGATTTTAATGTTTAAACATATTGATTTGAATCTAAAACCTCTTGAAAGAGAGACGATAGATGGTGTGAGATATTATAAAATACCTGATGAAGATGAACTCATTAAATTAGTTTCAATTACATCCATCACTAGTCATTTTAATAAACAAATATTTCTTGATTGGAGAAAGAGAGTTGGAAATGAGGAGGCAGATCGCATCACAAAATCTGCCACGACTCGTGGAACTGATATGCACACACTTACGGAGCACTATCTTAAAAATGATAAGTTACCAAAAGTCCCACCCATATCTGATTTTCTTTTTAAAATATCAAAACCAAAATTAAAAAAGATAGGTAAAATCTACGGTCTAGAAAAATCACTATATAGTAAACAGTTAGGCATTGCTGGAACAGTCGATTGTATTGCGGAATACGAGGACGAGTTGGCGATAATAGATTTTAAGACATCTAAAAAACCTAAACCGAGGGAATGGATTGAACATTATTTTGTTCAAGCTATGGCTTATGGATGTATGCTATATGAAATGAAAGATATAGCAGTTAAAAAATTAGTCATTATTATGGCATGTGAAAATGGAGAATGCATTGTTTATGAAGAGACCGACAAAACCAAGTATATCAGACTTCTTAGTAAATACATCGACAAATTTGTTAACGACAAACTGGAGTTTTATGGAACCAAATAAAGAACTCGAAAAAGCAATGGAGAGTAAGTTCTTAACTCCTACTAAATTTTCGATGGAAATTGAAAAGATAGTCGCAGAAGAAAAAATAAATTATATCGATGCGATATGTCAGTACTGTGAAATGAATGATATTGAAATACAATCGGTATCTAAACTTATTACAAAACCTCTTAAAGAAAGATTGAAATATGATGCAATTCAGTTAAACTTTATGAAGAAGACTTCTCGTGCAAAATTACCTTTATAATGAAAAAATCTGAACTTATACATTGGAGACTACAGGCAATGTTAAGAGAACATAGTTTCCCTGACCTAGCATATCTAGGTGTGAGACCCGACAGCATTGGTATGAATCAACACTGGTATATGATAGGTGATAATGAAGTCCCTGTCGATGCAATTACAGAATTAGAAAGTGAGGAAGTAGATGAAAGTGACACCGTTTGAAACCTATCAGACATATCTTTCGATGAAAAGTCATTTCACAAATAAAAGATATGACTTCTTTAAATATGGTGGAAAATCAAGAGCCACCATGACATCATTTAATAAAAGGAAAGATAAGTATTGGTTTGAGAAAACATCCAGAAAATACTCTGACCAAGAAATTACAGATTTTTTACTATCAAATTTTGTAAACACTGATACACCACAAAACTTATGGATTGGAGAGATAATAAATTCTGGGGAAAGAAAGTACGCAGATTGGATGAGACGACAACAGAGTTTGACTTACTTATTCAAAGAACAATCAAAAGAATTATTATCGGAAAAAAAATTAGAAGAAGTATTCAATTGTTCGAAAGGTCATCCACCGATACTCAAAAAATATCTGGGAGGAGACATAAGTTTAGAAACCTTGGTGATCTTCGAAAAAATCTTTTCTTTTGGGAAAAAATTTAATCGCAAATTAAAAGACCCAGTGTGGGAAACCGTTAATATGAAAATGAAAAAGTATATTCCTTTCCTAAATATTAATGTGTTTCAATATAAAAAAATTTTAAGAGAGATTATTGATGAGTAAATTTTTTGATTCGGAAATTATTCAAGAAGAACTTGAAGGGATTAATGAACTTCAAAAAAATCTTTATGGTAATATAATGTTATTTCCTGATATGGATCGATCTGAAAAGGTGGAACACATTGAACTTCTGACAGAATTATTAGAAAAACAAATGGTAATGTACGCCAGATTATCTTTGTCTGATGATCCTGAAGCTATCAGAATGAAAAAACATTTACAGCAATCAATTCCTTTGATGGGTTTTCCCACGGGAACTGATATGAATTTACTTTTTGATGGAATGAAGAAAACCATTTCACAACTTAAAGATAAAATTGACAATTATTAATTTATCCATTATAATCTAAACATCCAACGAAATCCAATTTAATCCGAGGTATCCAAATGTCATTTGCTAATCTTAAAAAGCAATCAAAATTAGGTTCTTTAACCGCAAAATTAGTTAAAGAAGTTGAAAAATTAAACACCAACGGTGCATCAGGAGATGACCGTTTATGGAAACTAGAAGTAGATAAATCAGGTAACGGATATGCCGTTATTCGATTCCTTCCAGCACCAGATGGGGAAGATCTTCCATTTGTAAAACTTTATAGTCATGCATTCCAAGGTCCTGGTGGATGGTACA